ATCATCGGGGTCTATATATGCGTCTGCCACTTTTTTCGTTTCTGCCATTATCAACCTTTATATATGTCACTAAGTTCGTTTGCAATATAGTATAAAGCACTTAGCTCACCTTGCAAATATTTATAATGTTCAATATCTTTTAAACCACCCGACATTAAAGTCTCTTGAATTTGCTTTTCGCGAGTTTCAATTAGTTTTTTAACTCTATCGAGTAAATCTATATCATCCATTATTTTTTAGTTTTGGATTTTGCTGGCCTACCTCTTTTTTTTGCTGGCGCTTTTTTTGCTGTAGTTTTTTTGGGTGTTGCCTTTTTGACCTCTTTTTTCTTAGGTTCTGGCTTTGCCTCAACAACAGGTTTTGGGTTCGGAACAACGCCACCCGCATCAATTATTTTTTGTTTTGCGGCTATTCTTGCGTCACTGGCCTCTTTTTTTGCTTGCGCCGCCATTATGGCTTTTGCATTATCCTGCATTTCTTGGGCCCGCTGTTTTGCTTTTTCATGTTTTAGCTTTGTTACGGCCTCAAGTTTATAAGATGTTGTCATATTATCTCCTAAGTTTACTCTCTAGCTCTAGCAATTTTAGATCTGCATTTTGCTTTAATCTGTCAATAGCTACTTCGAGTTTATCATCTGCGATTGATTTTTGCACATTGATACGCTCTTTTTGTAAATCTGCGTCCATCAATTTTTCTTGCGCTCTTTGTTCTTGTTTTGCTACAAATTTATTAGCATCAAGGTCTAACTCTTTATCTTTGAGCGCTAATTCTGTTTTTCTGATTTCCACAAGAGGATCTTCGCTTGAACCTTGACCTATGGACTGGAGAAAATCATTGGTAAGTTGGGCCATGATTGGAGCGCTAAATTGGTCTAAAATCATCTGTATTTGTTGACCAATTTGTTGAGCCTCTTGTGGAGTAACTTGTTGCATCTGCGCTTGAATCTCTTGAATACGCATTTGCGTTTCTTCTGGTATNTGTTCTTGAGCTAACTGAGCAGACAAGAATTGTAAATGTTGCATGCAATGACTAATGATAATTGACTGAATTTGTGGGTTTTCTTGGACAATGCTTGTTAAGAAAAGACTTTTATGTGCATCTAAGTGAGCCGCGTGNTTTTGTTGCTCAAAGGCTTGCGCTGGCTGTCCCATCAATAATCCAGAGTTTTCTATACCTGCATCAATNGGTTTTGGCGTCATATCGGGCGGCGGTTGTAATAATGAATCTACATTGTCTACACCGAGCGCTGAATACATACGTCGGTAAGCCTCATAAATACCCATAGGCCCATGAACATCGGGCGCAGATTGCACCATTTGTAAAAGTTCTTGCGCCAAAGTTACTCTTTGACTTTGTGAAAATATATTTGGGTCTGATACGGGAATGACGTCTATGCGGCCGTCAAAGTCCATGCTTTTGATTTCTTGTGACCCAGAGCCAACAGCAAACTCATAGACTGGTGGCAGATACTCTGCAAAAACCTTAGAAAGTATCTGGAACTCCATCTTTTGTGCGTAATGTAATCTTTTGTGAATCGCAGACATAACTTTCGTACCGCGCTCTAATAAGGCTACTGTAGTGCCTACAGGCATCGCTTGGTTCATATCCCCAACGTTCATGTCAGCTATTGCCGCAAAGCGTTTACCAGAGTCTACTAATAATCCGAGTAATTGCATCAAGACACTGCTCGGTTCTTTAATCGGTAAAGGTATTAGGTTTTCTCTAAGAGAACCGCCTGTAGTGTCTATATCTCTAAACTCTCCTGGTTGCAGTGGCTCATCCTCATCCCTAATCCGCATACCTCTGGCTTTAAAACCAGCTGGTAAGTTAGCTAACGTACCGCTGTCGATAAGCTGTCTTAGGATTGATGTTGAGGCCTTGGATAAACCGCCAATCATGTGTGACAGGCCTAACCCATAAAAACCTAACCCTGGCAAAAACTTATATTGGACAAAGTAATTAATTTTATTTTTAAGTGGGTCTGTTTCTAAATAGTTTCTTCTAATAGATAAAACAGTTGAAGAGTCCTCATCTATTGTTACGATGTAAGGCAATTTTAGGCCAGTTGTTTGGCCCATTTCATCCATATCCTCAAAACCTGCAATGTCTAAAACGGTATGAATTTCGTAAATCGTTCTATTTCTATCCTCTTTGTAGCTTGGTTCTACACCTTGAATATCATCAATAGCCTTTTCTATTTCTGATTCAGTATCGTCATAAGTTTCTTCGTTAATTTCTACGTTTGCATAAAAACCAGTAAGTTGTTGTTTTCGTACTTCGTTTAGTGACATGCTGATTGCATGTGTAATCCTTTCGGCCGAAGTTATATCCGAGGCCTCGTAAGGGACAATTAAATCTTCTGGAGGTATAAACTTAGATACTGCTTTACCTGTAACGCTGTCATAATAAATCTTTTTAAATGCAGATCCAGCCAACGGCAAATAAAACAAAAGCATATCAAGCTCTGGATCATAGTCACTCATTACATTCATGATGTAATAATTCATAAACTCTTGGACTCTCTCAGCTTGATCCTCAGTTTCTATAGTCCTGGCACCGATGATTTCTGTTTTTACTGGGCCTTTCGGTGGCAACATTTCTTTATAAGCCTGTGCCTGGAATTGTGTAACTGCCTCGGCGAGTATTGGGTGAATAACCCCAGAAGATCCCTCAAACGGTTGAGATCTGGATTCATCAAACTTCATGCCTAAGTATTTAAGGCCGTCTGTATAGGTTTTTTCCCATTCTGACCTGGATTGTTTGTCTGTTTTAATTGAGCTTAGTAAGTCAGAGGCTATTTTTTGTAAAGTAGATTCATCTATAAAATCAACCAAATTTGAATCAAACGGCACTTGTGGCGTCGCTGGTTCCAACATTTCATCATCTAAAAGCACCTGTTCTTCATCGACGATTATTTGAGCGGCGTTCGCTATCTGTTCTTGTCTTGTTTCTTCTGGAAAAACCTCAACCGTAGTAGATTGATTTTTTATATCAGGTGAGTTTTCAGCGTCTAATACTTTTTCTACTGCCATAATTAGTGTAATACCTTTGGCTCAAGTTCCGTTTCATGTGCCTGTATTATGTCTTGTAATTCACCCATAACCACTAATCCTTGTGACTCAGCAATAAGTTCAGCATTATCCATATTTTCTGCATGAATGTTAGGTCCTGCAAATTCTTCGCCGTCATGGGTAAATTTAGTTATATATATCTTCATTAATAATATACTTGTCTGTTAGATTTTAAAAGCCTTACCTCGTCTTGATAATCTTCTTCAAGTGAAACAAAACCACCTTGTCTAAATCTCATCAAAGCCATTGTAGCACTATCGCAATAGTCATCATAATCGCCAAATGGAAATGATGCCATTTCCTCAATCACTTCGTCGGCAAAATCGTGATCTGGGGCCCAGACCATACCCGACTCAAATATCGGCGCTACAGAATTCATCCTGGCTATTTTGTCTTGGCCGCGACTAGGACTGTAAGCTGTTACAGGAATACCCATACGCCTTAGTTCGTGGGTCAAAGGTGTTCCAGAGGCTTTTGCCTCTATTAAGACACAATCTGGATTCCAATATCTGTATTCTTCCATAGCAAGTCTTTTGAGCTCTGGAAAGTCCACTCTTACTCTTTTTGCATCTAAAAGGATGATTGCATCGGCCGTTTCATCGCCTGCGTTAAATATGGCCCAGGTTGTNATTGCAGAATAATCCGCAGTTTCTTTTTTAGAGAANGCAGTATCATAGCTTTGTATAACATACGAATACGGTGGAATATCCTCATATTCCCACCTTTTCCACCACTCTCTTTTAACAATAGATCCTTCCTCTGCTGTGGGGTTTTGCATCCACTGTGAGTTCCATTTACTAACGGGCAAAGAGGCTTTTACACCTAGCAATTCTTCCTTCTTCCAAAACTCTGGCCATAACGGTTTTTCGGACTCTGGCATAATCGCAGGAAATTCAACAACATCCCATTGATCGGCATTGTCATCGCCTTGTTTTTGCAAAACTTTGCCAACCAGGTCTTTTGTAGACCAACGCGTCATAACTATGACTATGATTCCTCCTGGTTGTAGACGTTGCCTAGGTCCAGAGGTGTACCATTCATAGGCACTTTCTAGCGCTTTTGGTGAAAGCGCATCTTGTTCAGAGTGCGGGTCATCAATAACTAATAGGTCAGCACCACGACCTGTAATCGCACCACCAACACCAGCGGCAAAGAATTCACCGTCTTGGTTACTTGTCCACCTACCAGCTGATTTGTTATCTGCTTGTAGTTTGGTATCTGGAAAAATATGCTGATACTCTTCGCTATCTATAATATTTCTTACCTTACGACCAAACCGTACTGCTAATTCAGCTGTGTGAGTTGTTTGTATAATTTTAAGATTACCTCTACGNCCCATCATCCAAGCAGGAAAAAAAGTAGAGGCAAACTCAGATTTAGAGTGTCTTGGTGGTAAGCATACTATTAGCCTTTTTAATTTACCGTCTGCTATCTTGTTAAACTTATCAGCTATTATTTTATGGTGACGGCCTTCGATAAATTCTGGCCACATGTGTTTTACGAAACCAATAAAATCTTTTTGACAAGCATCCTGCTTATCTAGTTGTTCATATCGGTTTAAAAGAGCTACAGCCTCGGCTTTGTCTTGCTCAGACAATATATCAAAATCTTTTAGGGAAACATCACTCATATTTATAAAGGCGGGCCAGGTAATTAGGTAGTGACATAGTAATCACCTAACCCTAAACGCTCATGCGTCTAAGGAAAGTATAAAGTAATTTTGTTTTCTGTTATACCTCATGCCAGGCAGAATCGCCTTCAAATAACATAGACTCGGCAAGCCTTCTGCGCTCTAATCCTTCTAAAACTTTACCACCTGCTTTGTTCCATCTTCGCATTTGTGCTGGCACTTCTTCCAAGTTATTTTCATTTAAAACTTTTAACATGGTTGAGTTATTAAGATTTGTCGGTCCCAAGTTATAGGTCCAGGCCACCAACGCATCAAATTGATTTTGAGTCAATGGTACTTTTACAGCATCATTTACATAACCACCGTATTCTTCTAATTCTTCCTCTAGCCAAGCGTCTGCTTGTTCCTGTGTGCAGGTATCGCCAGGTTGCACGTTTTTAGTTCGCCCGTACGCTATTGTTGGAACATCGACCGCATCGTAATAAGCCTCTAGCTTACACCCTTCAAATTTCTTAATTAAAGATTTACCCTCTTCTGATATATTCATTCTTTCTCCTCTGTTGTCGTAATTTTTCTATAATAAACAACTACTTGTTTTAGTTCATTGATGTACCTTTTTAATTCCTGCATGTTGTAGGCCATAAGCTCATAATCTGGTACTGACATTGCAAAAAAAACAACACTGCCTTGATCTTTTTCTACTCTTAATAAAAATTCGTCTATATTTTTTTCAGATACAACATACCAGTAAGGTTCTTTTAGGTCAATTTCCCGAGGCATAACGGGTTGTATAAAGGTTCGCTCAATCGGCTTAGAAACGACCTCTACTTGTTGCAGGCTAGGGATAAGACTGCAACTGCAAGCCATTGTCGAGGCTATCAATATTGCGACTGTCCTCTTCGATGCTTTCAAAAACTTTTTTAGTTCCATTATTTACTCTCGGTTCTATTAGACCAGGCTTTGCCGCGGCTAATTTAGTTAAATCGTGTCTTTTGAAAATGTCCAGATACCGATTCATTTCGGCTTGAATTTCTTGGTTTTTTGATTGCAGGGCCAAAAGACCTTCGGATTGCACTTTAAAATCGTTTTGCATAGTTTCTATAGTGGCGAGCTGTTCTTGATTTCTAATCTCAAAGGCTTGATTTAATTGTGACAATCTTAAGTTTTCATTCCACAAAAAATATGTAAGTAAAGCCATAACACCAACGATACCTAATAGTATTTTACTCATAGTCTTTGTCCATACATTCTGACCATTGATCTCTTTGCGTTTCTTTTGAATANGCGGTATATAACAAATNTCTACATTCTTCAAACTGTCTGCGCCAGTTAGCAGGATCGTATTTATCATTCCATTCTTTTTCTACTGGTGGGGTAGCACAAGCAGTAAGAGCTAAACTTAAAACTAAAAGACGCATTATCCGCTCAGTGGGTTACTATCTTTTTTCTCAAGTTTTGTTTCTAGTTT